CACCTGCTGCGCATTCTTCTGCAGCAACTGCTGCGCTGCCTGCGCCAGCATCGGAGAGAGGTTTGCCTCTACCTGCGGGTCCAAATAATTCTTCTCGCCGTTCTCGTCTTCCATCGGCGGCATCGCCATGCCAAGCTGCTCCTCCATCTGCCGGCGGTACAGGAACCCAACGTGGTCTGACAGGTGCGCCATCGCAGCAGCCTGCATCGCCTGAGCCATCGGACTGCCCTGCAAGAGCTGCTGAATCTTCGGGTCCTGCATAGCGGCCATATGAACGGCAATATGAGACTGGTGGTCTTGTAACAAGAACGCCTTGACAGGCTTGCCGGAGATAATCGCCTGATTCTCCGTTACAGGGTCTTGCGGGCGCATATCCTCTTCCATCGGGACGAGTTTGTCCGCGTCCTTGACCCCCATGATCTCCAGCATCTGCCGGTTCAGCAGGGGCATATTGAACAACTGCGGACTCTGCTGCGCCATCTGGAACACTGCCTGCATCTGCACGATCTTCTGCGCCATCGTCGCGGCGTTAGGGTCACTGACAGGGATAACATCGACGTCTGCGTAGTCCTCCTGGCGTGCGAACCTGTCCCCGCTATCGGGGTCGTAGGCATACGCCGGCGGGGCGAAGTCTGCGATGATCGCCTTGAGCAGCCCGAGCTCCTGCTTCATGGCAAAGTGAATCCGCGCCTGGATGGCCGACATGTTCTTAAGTGTGCGCTCAAGGATCGCCAGCGTAGTCCCTACCGGGGCCTGCGCACTCATGTCGGAAATCTGCAAGTCAGCGGTGTTCGCGAACCTCCGCCCCTCCTCGACAATCTTGTCCATCAACCCCGCGAGGACCTGGCTCGGCTCCTTATACGGCAAGGGCAGCAGGTTGTCCCGTATCGACCCGCTAGGAACATCGACGTCCCGCCACTCCCCCGGAGCGATGGGGGTGTCGTCCCCCTTAACCCGGAGCCCTCTGGACTTGAACCCTCCAGGCAGATTAGACAGTGTTCCCGCATCTACGAGCTGGCGAATGAGCGACGTCCCCGACTTGGCAAACGCCCCGATGAGGTGGATAAGCCCGAACGCATAGAACCCAAACCCAGGGATGTACGGGTAATGAACGAAGTGCTGCCGTGCCTGGTACGTGTCGTCACCATCGACCCAGTTACGCCGGATGGCCAACACTTCCCCCGTACCTTTCTCGATGGTAACCACGTAAGGGAGGGCAATACCCGTCAGCCCCCCAGTGTCCGGGTCTTCATGCTCGAACCCTTTCAAGTCGAGATGGACGTGCATTTCCAACAGCTTGAACCGGTCATCGGTCGTCGCACGGAACCCCATTTTCTCAGCGATGCGTTTCTCGACATCGTCGATCACGCTCGCCGGAGCCCCGAGGTCTACATCCCGGTAGAACCCCCCATACTGCAAGCGGGCTACTTCGTTCTCGGTCTTGCGCATGACATGGGTAATACGCTCCGCAGACCGCAAGTCAGACGCCCCGTATGGAACAACGATGTCCTCAGCCGGCACGAACGCAGACACCTGCCGGTCAAGATTAGGGTCGTAATACACCTTCTTGAACGCATTCCCGCTCAGCCCGAGCCCCCACAACATCCGCTCGTGCTCAGGGCGGAACTCCGGCATTACCTCGGTAAGCTGGTAGTTCATATCTTCCTGCACCCGCGCTGCTGCTTCCTTCTTCTCCGGGGTCTCCCGCCCGATAATCTTTGTCCGCACAGGCCCCGCAGCGGGGAACGTCGCCATCATGGTCTCGGACTGGAACTTCACCAGCGCCTCGGCGAGCAACGGGTGATACACCCCGCAGGCTCCATCCCACGGCTCGGTGCGATCTTCAATCTTCAACCCGAGCAACTCCAACCCATCGACATAGGTCTGTATCCAGTCCTTGCGGGACGACGTGTCTTCTTCGTATGCAGTAATCAACTCCCCCGCCAACTCCGCCAGGTCGCGTGCATCCATCTGCTCGGCCAGGTTCCCCCCAAAGTCGCACTCGCAGGCGGCCTCCAGCTCGGGCGGGAGGGACTCAAGCGGGTCATCATCAGGGACGATGGTGATCTCTACTGCGTCAGCCGGGAGGGAATCAGCGGAGTCAGCAGAGCTGGCGAAGTCAGCGGCAGCGGCCCCCGCAGGGGGGCTAAACATGGATTTCTCGATGGTCATTATTTGCCCTTTCGCAGTCGTGCGAGGTTGGTTTTCGGGTTGTATGTATATGCGTTGGCCGGCTTGTTAGCGGCGCTGGCCGCGCGATCAATGGCACGCTCTTCGGCGGTCATGCGATTCCGCGCCTGCCCTTTGGCAGTGAGGGCATCCGACGACGCGCTCATCATCCCACGCTTGCGGAGGATGGACTTCGCTAACTCTTCGTTACCCCCTACCTGCGCGGTGAGCCGCGCTACCAAAGAATTCCGCCCCATATGTTTTTGCGTCGCCATGCCCCCTCCATCAATAGTATGCTGCCCTGCGCGGGTACATATACAAGTCATCGTCCCCGCTAACGTCCCCGGTCAATGGAACAAGCCCGCCTTTACGCACCCGCATAAGACACAGTGTAAGACAGTCTACATCATCGTCATGCTCCCCACTAGGGAACGCGGTCAGTTCTGCAACAACCTCTTCTGCCCATCGGGTTTCCGGGAACCACACCTGCCCACTGGCGAACATATCGGAGATGGCGTTAACCCGCGCAATCTTGTCCTGGCCTTTGCCCGGACTGAACTCCGACACAATGACCCCGCTTCGCCGGAGTTCATCGACCAACGGCTGCCCGCTGGCCTTTGTTTCGATGATGAGACTATCAGGCTGCCACTCCTTTGCCTGCTCGTGCGCCACCCGTTTAAGCTCAGGGAACTCCCATTTACCCTTGACACGGTTGAGCAGCACAACATTTGCCACCCCATCCTCGGTAGTCCATACCCCCCATGTCTGGCATGACGAAAAGTCCGACCGTTCCTTGGTCGTCATCGCGGTATCCCACCCCTGCACAATGAAGTCACACTTCGGCGGCTTCTCCTTACCCCACCACTTGATGACGTCCTTGCTAATGACTACCGCGTCCTTCGCCGTCGGGTTCTGCATGTACTGGGCGTTCCACTGCCACGCCGACATCGACGCACGTGTGCGGAGCAGGGAATCCAGACTCCACTGCTCCGGCCAGAGGGACTTCTCCACCTCTTTTGGGGCATCCGGGGCGTAGTCCGGGTTAGACGGGTCGGCTTTCGGGTTGGGGACGGTAAGGATAGCCGGGAACTCGAACACCTCGTACTGGTCAGCGTCGGGATTCATGGCGGCGTCTTTAATGGCACGCCCGATAATATCCCGCGCGTGCCATCGGGTGTGCAAAAGACACAGCTTACCCCCCGGCATGAGGCGAGTTCGCAACCCTGACCGGAACCACTCATAGGCCGAATCGAACTGCGAGAAGTTTCCTGTCTTGATGTCTTGCTCGTCATGAGGGTCATCAACAATGCACAGGTGTGCACCCCGCCCGGCGATGGCCCCGCCTGTCCCGACCGCATAGACTTCCCCGCCTTTTGTTGTCGCCCATTGCCCAGCGGCCTTCGAGTCAGTGGATATGCGTGTATCAGGGAAAATCGCCTGATATTCGGCGGATTGGACCAAATTTCGCACCTTTCTAGCCATCAAAACAGCCAAATCTGCCGTATTTGAGGCCACAATCAGCTTGTGATCCGGGTGTTTTCCGAGGTACCACGCCGGGTAATAGATGGAAATCATCTGCGATTTACCAAAACGGGGGGCGATAGACACCGCAATACGATCCTTGGTACCCGCTTCTACCGCCATAAGCAGACAACCAAGGCGTTTCAAGTGCGATCCGAACTTATAAACGGGATCAACAGCCGCAATAAACGCCAAAAAGTCTGTCTGGCACAGCGCCAACCGCTTCCGTGACTCTAATTCGTCGAGAAGTGCGAGCGTGTATGCTTTATCCTCGTGTGCCATGTATGGCAGCCGGGCAAGAAGCGACTCGACCAGCTCTGGAGTCATGACGACCCCTCAACAGTCGGTAACGGCACAGGGTCGGCGTCAATAGTACGCATCAACCGCTCCCGCAAAAGCTGCTCCAGCTCTTCCGTCGGGCGGTGCTTCATCGTTATCTCGGTCTTGTCCGTGAAAAGCCCGACATCCGAAATTTTCCCGAGCAATTCATAGCACTTCAACCGAATACGGGGGTCAGGATTCCCCGAGTCCTCGATAAGCCGGTTAGTGACGTATGTCCGCAACTGAGCAGAAGACTGCAAAACCGCCTTATCGTAGGTGTCCAGTAGCGTCTTGATGTGCAGAATCACGCCTGGGGTCGACAGCACCGCCTCGGTTGGCTTCAACTGCTGCTCAACCACCGCCCGCGCAGTGGATATATCGACATCGGATACAAGAAACCGGTCAATATTCTCCTGATCCGCCAGCGTAGCGAGCGTATTGAACGCCGCATCCACCCTCTCCTGCAACCCTTCAAAGGTAGGTGGGTAGTCCGCCAAAGGGACATCGAATTCCAAGTCTGGGTATTGCATGTTTGTGTGCAATGTAGAGAGACTCTGTTGAGTGTATAGGGGAAACGCCGCCGATGCAAGTAGTTGGCTATGTATAGTGCTGTGGGGATTTTTTAGTATACTTTTTTGGGTGGGGTGTTTAGCGAAGATGGGGGGGTGTTTCCATGTAGCCCGCGTCGGAGCGAGTTGCCAATGTAGCCCGCGTCGGAGCGAGTTGCCAATGTAGCCCGCGTCGGAGCGAGTTGCCAATGTAGCCCGCGCCGGAGCGAGTTGCCAATGTAGCCCGCGTCGGAGCGAGTTGCCAATGTAGCCCGCGCCGGAGCTGTGAGCGTGAGAGGGCTGCGCCCAGAGTATATGGCGGGATGGAACCAATCCCATTCCACGGGGGGTACGGGTACGGGCACCCCCACACCCACAAAACACACCCCGGCATCCCCTCCCAGCCGTACCCTCCACCACCAATACCCTACGCTGCCAGAACAGGGTAAAGGTACGTTGTTCGTTTGAGAAAAGGATTATTGTTCGTTTTTACCCTTGACATAGCCAATAGCCTATGTATAATTTGAACTGTCGATGGGGCAGGTGCCCTACGATACCCATGCGCAACGGCGCGTAGCGCATGGGGCTAACCTACGCGTCAAGGAGAAACAAATGGAGCGAGTCATGAAAGCCTACTTCATCAGCAGCCCCAACGGAACGTTCGGCCAGACCGATGCCGGTTGCCACGCCT